GAAGATTTCTAATAAAAAAAGTCTTTTATCCATATAAAAGTTTTTGACGAAATTGAAGATTTCTAATAAAAAAAGTCTTTTATCCATATAAAAGTTTTTTTTGATAAAACTTTTTTTTTCAAAAAAAAGTTTAACAATTATTATTCTTTAACAGTTTATTAACTTTCTTTAAAACCTTTTTCTTTTCCTCATTATAATGTCTTATTTTCTGTAAGGATTCTGCCAATGAAAACCAGCCTACCTTACTAATTTCAGTACATTGATGAAAATTTTCAGGGTCAATTTTCAACTCTATATCCTTATTACTCTGTCCTATATAATAGGTATGTTTATATTTAATACCATTAGAACCATAAAAAACCTCCTCGATAGGAGCAATATTCTTTAAAACATTATATTCATCCCGTTGATAACCTGTTTCTTCCTCAAATTCTCTAAGTGCACAATCATAATCTGTTTCTCTTAGATTTCTTCTTCCTTTTGGAAATCCCCAATCTTTCTCTATATAAGTAATATTTGATTTCATAATTAGTTCCTCTAAAGAGTTTTCTTTTCTTTCCTTTATCTTGTTAAACTTCTTTTTAGATTCTTCATATTCATTCTTATAATGGTTCATATTCCTATTAAACCACAAAATATTCCATAGTTCATCGAATGTATGTTTCTTCAATTTATCTATCTCACATACAGTCATCATTTCCAATAATTGTTGAATATATTTATAGTCCGTTTCTCTATATTTCCCTCTTAAAAATTCTATAAATCCTAAAGTATCCTTTCTTTGAATTAATAGATATCTATATCTATCATCCAATTTATCTTTCTCATTAAAATTTTCATTATTTTTAAATAGAATTACTCCGCAACTAGTTATAGGTAGATTACAGCGTTTATAGGTATGTCCTAAATTACCACAGTTTCCACAAAAGGTGTTTTGATATTCACCAGATTTTTTACGTTTACTCATTTATACTAAAGTTTAATAATTTACTTAAATAAATTTATTTCAATTTTATTTTTTTCATTCCATATATTATATTATATAATGGACAATAAAATATGGGGGCCTTATTTCTGGTTTACATTACATACCATTACACTTGGATATTCAGATAATCCAACCTATCAAGATAAACGGAGATATAATGATTTTTTTTCGTCTGTTCAATATATTTTACCTTGTGAAAAATGCCGAGAGCACTATAGAACACACCTTAATAATTTTCCAATATCAATTAGTTTAGATAATAAAGAAAGTTTAGTACAATGGTTATTTAATTTACATAACCAAGTAAATATTTCATTAAACAAAGATGTAATGAGTTATGAGGCTTTTAAGGAAAAATATAGGAAAATATATACTCCTAACTTACTTGAAAAAATAGAAATGCCTATTAATGATAATAAAAATGGGAAAATTATAGTATTTATTATAGCATTAAGTATTATTATCGGTTTTATATACTACACTTACTATAAAAAAAGAAATGTTTCGAAATTATTTTTCAGATAATATTATATGTTTCAGATAATATGTTTCAGATAATATGTTTCAGATAATATGTTTCAGATAATATTATATGTTTCAGATAATATGTTTCAGATAATATGTTTCAGATAATATGTTTCAGATAATATTATATGTTTCAGATAATTGATAACACTGATATTCCTCTTTATCTACTATAATATTTTTTGTTATCCATTCCATTTGTTCTTTCGTTATATTAAAAAATAATGGATGGTCAATTTGATAATAAGTAGGGTCTATTCGCCATTTATATAACATATTACCTAAGTTTATCCATTCTTTTGAATAAATAGTTTTATTTAGTTTTATTTCTAAATCAATTGCTTGTTTAGGACTTATTTTCATTTTATAAAATTTACAAAGTCTTTTTTAAATAAAAAATATCATTTAATAATAAATGAATTTCTTTTTTATTCTCTTTGTCCCAATTTTAATATTTATTGTAAATGAATATTTCCAAAATAAAATTTTTATTGCTTTTGAAAGATTTTACAAATATATCAAAATTATAGCATTATTTATACCCTTTATTTTAATATACTTCAATCCAGAATTAGTAAAGAAATTACTTGTTTATTTCAAAGATATAGATAAAAAACCCATTCACCAAAATATGAATGATATGATGGGTTCTTACTTTGATATTAAAAATCAAAACAGAAATAAAGGATACTACAATAATGTTCCTAATATGAATAGTATGAATTGTATGAATAATAATATGAATGGTATGACTAATATGAATGGTATGAATAATATGAATGGTATGAATAATAATATGAATGGTATGAATAATTCAATGAATAATAATAAAAGAAATTTTATTCATAAACCAAATGGTAAAATTAAAAGAAATGTTAGCGAAAGTAAAAAAAAATACATTGCTTCTAATCAAAAGTGGCGGTGTGCACATTGTAATAATATGTTAGACAATACCTATGAAGTAGATCATATTATTGCTTTATATAGAGGTGGTAATAATGAGTTAAATAACTTAGAGGCATTATGTAGAAATTGTCACGGAGTCAAAACATTTAAAGAAAAAATGAATATCTAATAATTTTTAAAAATATTTTTATAAATTTTAATATATAATAATAAAGTAATATGGAACAATTTAAAAATTACTTTGTAAAAGCAAATAATAATAAAACTAATTTATTTAAAGGGAAAAATGATAATAAAGGTTTATACGCCATAACTCATTTTATGGAAGATAATATAATATGGTTAATATTGGCTATTATTTTAGGCCTTATTATTTTTTATATAGTATATCTTATTAAACAAAGAAATAATAAATCAGGACCTAGAAAAATAAAATACGATTATACAATATATAGAGTTGACGATGATGTTAAACATAAACCTGTGCGAAATAAAGAATTAGAATGTCCTATGGCAATTAATAAATATTCTTTTGCTTTTTTCTTAGAATTGAATGATTTTTACTGTGATACTGGATATTGGAAAGCAATTATGGTTAAAGGTCAAGAATTAAATAAACCTAATATTAAATGCGGAACATATAGGGAAGATAATACAGTGGAAGAATTGACCAATTGTTTTGATAAATACGACGGAAATAAAGATGAAGATTTAAAAACCTATATTGAAAGTGGAGAGAGAATAAATTTAGAATCAGACCTTAATAAAAGAGTGCATCTTATTTGTAAAGCACATAATTTAGACTTAGAAAATGGAAATAGTGAAGCAAAAGATATGTTATGTCACGCTGCCGCAAATTGTGGATTATTTACAAATGAAGATGGAGAAATTGTTAGAATGAGCAAAGGACAATGTATGAATTTTATAAATGAACACAAAGATTACTGTAATATGGTATATAAAGTAGATGAAAAAGTAGCTAGAGATAGTAGCATAAAAGTTAAAGCTAATAAAGATAAAAATGAGAGATATTACAATGATGAATATGATAATATATGTTCTCAAGATAACTTAAGGGAAAAATATCCAGAATTATTACCAAAAAATTTAGATTCACTCAAAGACATAAATTTAATTAATATAGCAGAAAAAATGGATATTAAAAATGGTGAAAATAAAAAAGATAAAAGTTTAGAAGGGTGTTATGATTTTAAAATCATAGGAGATATTAAAGGACATTTAAAAAATGAAGATATTGAAAAAGAAACAGGATTAACTTTGGATACGAATAATATTATTGCGGAATGTAATAGACATACTTTAGGTAAATCAAATTATTTTGGTATAAATGATAATAATTGTTACACTATAGAATTAGATAAAGAAAAAGATTTAATTGATTTAGTAAAAAGTAATTCAAATGTAAAGAAAACGAACAGTGAATGTACAAATGGTGAAAGTTCAAATAGTAGAACACCTGATGGTAATAATATATTTATATCTAAGGCATTAAGACCAGAAGAAAATATATTATTAACATGTTGGGAAAATATTATTAATACATATCCTACTCAAAATCCAGGTATATGGTTACATCCATATATAAATGATTTAAGAATAGTTGTAACAACACAAAGTGGAAATAAAAAAACAGAATATGACCAATATATTAATGAAATGATACATCCATATAAAGAAACAAGTTTTAGTAAATTACGAAATTATAATATTGAACCAATCGATTTAGAAGATATTATTTCTACTGAAGAAGCACACGCACCAGAAGAAAATGAGACAAATAAATGCGATATAGGAAAAGGTGAATTTAATGGTATATCATATTATAGAGAATATTTCGATGTAAAGAATGTTCCAATTAAAGAAAAATTCCATATCGCAATAATTATGAATGAAAAACTGGTTGAAATATATATAAACGGAAATTTACATACATCTCAAACTTTATTTGGAGAACCTAGATATAATTCTGGACCATTACATATTAGTCCTGGTAAAAATGATAATGAAGCAGATTTAAAATTAAATGGTGTTATAACAGATTTTAAATATTATACACACGCTATTAATTATATTAATATTAGAAATATAATCGCAGAAAAATCGGTAATTCAAGACACGGAAGCTGTTATTTTACCAGAAGAACATACACATAATGTTGAAGTAGTACATGACCATCACCACGATATATTAAATGAAGCAGAACATAAACATGGAATAAGTGATGAGAATGTTAAAACGGATTATTATTTGGAAGATTAATGTAATAAAAAAATCTAATTATAAGATAAGTTATGATATTATCGCCAGATTTTACTAGACAATTTACAGTAGTAATATGTTTTATGCTTTTCCTTTTAATCATAATATTAGTTTTATACCATAATACCACCCAAAAAATAGTAGTTTTAACAGAAGAATTATTTAGAGAACAAATGAAAAAAAAAGATTTACCACAAACTGATATATTACCTCTTTTCAATGACTACGAATCTTCTATTCTTACTGAAGAAATATTAAATGATAATCTAATAGAAACTTATGTTTTATATATATACTTCGAAAATGTATATGGAAACGAATTATGGTTATCTAATTTCAATGCTCCAAAAAATATTATAAGTAGAGAAAGTAATAAAAGTAGTCAGCAAAGCAACAAACAAAGTGGTCAACATTCATTTAAGATTAAATATAAACCAAATTTAAATCAATTAATAATTACAATTCCTATTAAAACATTGGGGGTCCATAGTAGTTCTGGTAAAGAAGAAATATTAGATTTAAATTATTCAGAAGAGAATATAATAGTAAAAGGAATTAAGAAGCAGAAGTGGTTACAAATTGCGGTTGCGATAAATGGAAGGGAAGTTGATATTTATATAGACAAACAATTAAGAAAAAGTCAATTATTAGATAATGTTCCAATATTAAATAATAATAAAATTATAGTAGGAGAAGCATATAAAAATGCCAATTGTTATATAGGGAAAATAGAATATTCACCTTTTAGATTATCAACCACAGAATTAAAAGCTTTATACCTAAGAAATATGAAATTTTTTAGTATTAATCCTATGTTAAGAGATTATATTTATTTTAAAAATCAAGAAATTAAAGAATCAATTTATGATTCAATTAATAGTCCTTCATAATTTTTTTATTTTTTTTTTCTAAATTATTATTAAATGAGTAATAATAATATTAATGATTTCCTTAATATAAATAATACATTTAATAATGCCAAAAATACATTTTTTAAAATGGATACTAAAGCAATTATAGTTTTAATTGCGGTTGGTATTATTTTTATAGTATTTATGGCATTTATGGTATATATTTATTATCAAAATTTTGCTCAGAATAAAATACAAAATTATCTCGAAGTAGAATTATTAGATTATATGCATGATTGTGATAATAATCCATTAGTTATAGAACCTGCTCTAATTCCTGCTTCTACTTTAGGAAATGAATATTCTTTGAATTTCTGGATTTATGTATCCGATTTAAAACATTTTAGTAAAAATATTAATCATTTAGGAAATGTATTAATGAGAGGATTAGCACCTGAAAATATAAAACATACAAAAACTTATTATTATCATGGTAATCCTGGTATTTTTATGGATAAAAATAAAAATAATTTAGTATTCTGCTTTAAACCTGAAAATATTGATAATTATGAAGGACCCGCCAGTTCAGACCTTTCCGGTTTAATAAGTAAAGAACATATAGCACACTCTGCATATATTGACGCTGAAAACGCATTAGATCAATCAAATGAAAACAATTCAAATTATAATGTTTTATCTACTGCTTATGATAATGCCCAGAAAGCTCATAATGAAGCAAAAGATAAACTCGATAAAAGAAAAGAAGAATTATATAAAATTGGAATAGGTAGTAATCAAATTACATTAAATAATGTTCCTTTACAAAGATGGACTTGTATTAATGTTTCAGTTTTCAATCAAAATGTAGATTTATATATAGACGGTAAATTAAAAACAAGTAAATTTTTACCTAAACCACCTATGCCAATTAATACTGTTCCTATGATTTTAGGACCACATGGTGGATTTGACGGATACTTATCAAGAATTAAATTTTCTAATAAAGCACTCAATCCTAGTGAAATATATCAAAGATATAAAGAAGGACCCAGAATTACTAAATCACTTAAAGAAGGTATAACAGATTTTTTCTCTAGAGATGAAGAAAATTAATTTTTTATTTTTACTAATTTTTTATGTTTTTTTACTATTTTTTTATATTGTTTAATTATAATATGAGTAATAAAAATAAAAATAAAAATAATAATAATACTGTTATAAAAGCTACTGGTTCTGGAAATTCTGCTCCTGTAGTAAATAATCCTGGTTCTGGAAATTCTGCTCCTGTAGTAAATGCTCCTGCTGGAAATGCTGCCAAAAATGCTGTAAATGCTGCTCCTGCTGCAAATGCTCTTACAAATGCTACTGGAAATGCTGCTCCACCTGGAAATGCTGCTCCTGTTGGAAATGCTCCTGTCAAAAATGCTCTTGCTCCTACTGCTCCTGTAAATGCTGTAAATGCTGGAAATGCTCCTGTCAAAAATGCTCTTGCTCCTACTGCTCCTGTAAATGCTGGAAATAAATTCAATAATAATGGTTCTAAAAATAATGGTTCTAAAAATAAGGTGGGAGAAGGTATCAAGAAACCAATAGCCGCAGGTATAATCGCATCAGGGAAAAAACAAATGGAAAAAACTAAAGACAAAATCAAAGACGCAATGAAAGGATTAAGTGATTTATCAAGTTTTTCTGAAATAAGTGGGTTAAAGGGAGTTAAAAAATGGGGTATGATATTTTTAATAGTTGTGATAGTAGCACTTATTATTATGATTGCTAAATATATTATTGTTTCTTATTATACATTTACTGAAAAAGGCCCATATTTAATTGAAGGAACTAAAAATGCGAATCATACTGTAATTATTAGTCAAGACCCGGATAGTATAAATTATATACCACTTAAACGGTCTGATAATGAAAACGGTATAGAATTTACCTATATGTTTTGGTGTCTTTATATGGATACTAATTTACATAATAAAGGAGAATGGAAACACGTATTCCATAAAGGAAATTCAACCAGTTATCCTAATAGGGG